CACGCAGCGGTTCGTCGGCAAGACGACCATTCTCGGCGCGGGTTACGGCATGGGACCGTCCAAGTTCCAAGCGCAGCTTAAGGCGTTTGGGGTTAATCTGCCTCTGGTAGAGTGCCAGCACATCATCCGCACCTACCGCAACACTTACCCCAAGATCGTGCAGCTGTGGGATAACGCGAAACGCGCTCTCGTAGCCCTGCACTCGCAGCGCACCTGCCAGCTTGGCCGTGAAGGCGTTCTGCAGGTGGACCTGTTGGGTATCAAGCTGCCGAACGGCATGTACCTTCGCTATAATAACCTGCGCACCGACGACGATGGCGGGTTTATCTACGACACCAAGAAGGGCCGGGCGGCGATCCCTACGCGGATATATGGTGGTAAGGTGGTCGAGAACGTCTGTCAGGCTCTGGCCCGTATCATCATCGGCGAGCAGATGCTTATGATCTCGCGCAGGCTGCGCGTGGTTATGACGGTCCATGACGCTGTAGGGGCTTTGGCCCCCGTCGATCAGGCCAGTGAGGCTAGGAGCTTCGTGGAGCAGTGTATGCGCACGAGGCCGAAGTGGGCGGCAGGCTTGCCGCTGAATTGTGAAAGCAAGATGGGAGTTACTTATGGAGGCTAAGGAAGTACACCCGCTCGTCACGCTCCTGCTGGAGCGGGCAAAGTCACACCCGGAGGAGTTCGAGGACGACTACCCCGATGTCGGGTGTGACGAAGATGACCAGACCACCGTGCGTGGTCGCTGGCAACATGCTATTGCAGAAGTCTATAACCACGGCTCCGATCAGGACGAAAAGGCGCTACGTGAGGGTATGCGCATCATTCGCCTCGACAAGGCCCATAAGTGGGCACTCGACGAATTGCTGAACGGCGACGAACGCCGTGCCGAGTTCAAGCGTAAACAGGAAACGCGTAAAGCTATGCAGGCCCGGCAGCTGATGCAGACCTATGCCAGCGTGAAGCAGAACGCAGCTTCCAGTTTGATGGGTGCTACTATTCCTATCCATAGCGGCGGTAATTACGCGAACACCCTTAGCGCAGCATCTACCTTACGGGTCGGCAACAAGACCATCGACGAGAGTTTCCTGAGCACCGTCAGGAAGAAGTTAGGTATCTAACTAAAGAGGAGCAAACTCATGAAGGATATACACTACTACAAGATCGGGGGGCGAGGGCGTAACACCTACGCCGACCCCGTTAGCGGGGCTAAGTACGCCACACTGGAGTGCTCGAAGTGCTCCGAAGTCGGGCAGGTAAGCATGAGCGGGTCTCTGTTGCCACCCAATATGCTCGACAAGAAATTCACCCAGAAGGGGTGGAAACTCGACCCGCACGTGTGTCCTACGTGCATAGCCAAGGCGAAAGCAGACAAGAAGCCCAAGCCGGAACCCAAGCCGGAACCCAAGCCGGAACCCGAGAAGAAGGAGCAACCCGAAGTGACTACACAGACCAACGTACCCCTGTCCGAAAACCCCGTCCTCAAGGCTGTCAGTGTGGATACCCACAGGGCAACGGCCAAGATGCATCGGATGCTCACGGAGTATTTCGACGCCGAAGACGGGACCTACACGGAAGGCTGGAATGACGACCGCGTGGCCAAGGAGAGTGGCATGTCCGCCTCGCATGTGATCGAGGTGCGTAACCTCGCTTATGGCGAGCTCAAGGAGCCTGACGAACTGATCGCTCTGCGTAGGGACATCAAGGCGCTCGAAGACCTCATCAGTGAGACGCTGGTGGCCGCGCAGAAGGAGTTCAACACCCTTAACGAAACTCTGCGCACCGCGCAGAAGGATGCCGCCGAGCTGAACAAGCGTATGGAAAATGCCCGCGTGAAGTTCGGGTTCAAGTGAGGAGCAAGTCAATGACGAGTGAGAAGAAGCCCTATAGGGCAAAGCTGGAAGCCGTGACCGCGTGGCTCAACGAGTTTCCTGATGCGACCAACCGCATGGTCGCCAACGAAGTCGGCTGTACGCCGGAGTATGTTGGGAAGGTGCGTAAGCGCATGGCCCACGTGCCGCCGTGCGCTGAGGGCCATGCACCGAATACGAAAACCGAAGAGGTACTGCGTAGCGCCGAAGCGATGATCGCGGAACGTAACCAGCGCTGGATCAACGCTCAAACACAAGAACCGCAAGGCGTAGACGCTATCCTCGACGAGCGCGGCTCGCGCTACGGGCCGTTCACCACCCATGCGGCAATCACACAGCAACTCAAAAGCGTGGTGGAGAAACATCTCTACCACCGGGGTAAAGTAATGGCGTATGACCAGAAGGAAGCTCTCGACATGATCTTCCACAAGATCGGACGCATCATCAACGGAGACCCTGACTACGCAGATAGCTGGGTGGATATTGCTGGCTATGCCAAGCTGGTTGCTGATCGTCTTGAAGGGAAGGTAAGGTAATGGACAACGCACTTATTGTGGTACTCGCGGCTCTCCTCGGTGTGGCTTTCGGCTATATGGTGGGTCGCTTCAGCGGCTTCGTCGATGCCAAGAACCAGTTCCGGGTGGAGGCCAACGAGGTCGAAGCCAAGTGGTCGCCCAAGCGCGATGCGCGCGGTCGGTTCATCAAGAGGAAGTAAGAATGACGGCTTGGTCGTACAGCAGCATCAGCACCTTCAAACAGTGCCCCAAGAAATACTATCACCTGCGTGTGGCCAAGGACGTCAAGGACGAGCCGGGTGAGGCGGCGGACTACGGTACCGCCGTCCACCTTGCCGCCGAAGAATATATCCGTGACGGGAAGCCCATCCCCGAGAAGTTCGCGTTCATCCGCCCCGTAGTGGAGCAGCTGGCCTCCCTGCCGGGAGAGAAGCACGCCGAACTCAAGCTGGGTATGCGCAAGGACGGCTCCGCCTGCGGGTTCTTCGACAAGGACGTGTGGTGGCGCGGCATCGCCGACTTGCTGATTATCGACGGCCACCGTGCGTGGTGCGTGGACTACAAGACTGGTAAGAGCGCCCGCTATGCGGATACCAAGCAGCTCGACCTGCTGGCTGGGGCCGTGTTTTCGCACTTCCCCCACGTATCCAAGATCAAGTCGTCGCTGGTGTTCGTCGTCAGCAACGAGCTGGTAGCCAAGACACATAAGATCACCGAGCGCAGCACCTACCTGTCTGTGTTCAACGAAGAGCTCGATCAGCTCGAAGCCGCGATGGATAGCGGCGTGTTCAACCCTAAGTCCGGCCCGCTGTGTGGTTGGTGCCCGGTGACAGACTGCGCCCACTGGAAACCTAGGAGGAAGTGATGGAACCTTCCAAGTGCCGTAAGTGCAACGGGACTGGAACTTTTTGGGCTTACCGGAGAGACGACAGAAGGTATCCGATGAAGTGCCCCGTCTGCAAAGGTGCGGGGATAGGAGGGAGTGATGCTCGTCAGACTTACCTTCACCGATAGCCACTACTACGGGAAGATGGCGCAAGAGCATGGGTTTCTGTATACTGACGTGGGCGACGATATACTTTTTGGAAGTGGAGCCTTCGTACGAATACGTTCCGTCGCTACTGGAGAGGTGAGGACAGCCCACCGCAGCTGCTTGGAGTTCTTAGAAGATGGCCCGCAACTACAAAGCTGAGTACGAGAATTACCACGCCAGCCCCGAGCAGAAGAAGAACCGCGCTGCGCGTAATGCGGCGCGCGCCAAGATGATGCGCAAGGGCAAGGTGAAGAAAGGCGACGGTAAAGACGTCGCCCATGTCAAAGCCTTCGATAAAGGGGGTGACAACGGCACTGGCCTCAAGGTAGAACCGAAAGGGCGTAACCGTTCGTTCAAGCGCGACAGCAAGGGCAACCTCGTGTCGGAAGTGAGCAAGCGCGAGCGGAAGCGCAAGTAAGTTCACGAGGAGCAAACGTGCAGATCATCGACAACAAAGCCCTCCTGCTGGAGGTGCAAGACCCGACCTGTGTCACACAGGTTGTGAAGAAGAGTAAGCCCGTAGACGGCGGGGTACTCGTCCACTGGGGGCACAAGGAAGCCGAGGTGCTGGCCAACCTGCGCCTAGAGGCACCGTCCCCCATTCTGCGCGACTATAGCTGGACCGGTAAGTTCACACCGTTCGACCACCAGAAAGAGACAGCCTCTTTCCTATCCATCCGCAAGCGGGCGTTCTGCTTCAACGAGCAGGGCACCGGCAAGACCGCTAGCGTGATCTGGGCTGCGGACTACCTGATGAAGCTGGGCTTGGTTAAGCGCGTACTCGTGTTGTGCCCGCTCTCGATTATGAAGGCAGCATGGCAGAAAGACTTATTCACCTTCGCTATGCACCGCTCGTGCGGGGTGGCGCACGGTACACCCACACAGCGCAAGAAGGTAATCGCTACCGGCGCGGAGTTCGTGATCGTCAATTTCGACGGTCTTAACGTGGTCAAGAACGAGGTCGCTGAGGGTGGTTTCGACCTGATCGTGGTGGACGAGGCGAGCGCATACAAGAACGCGCAGACCAACCGCTGGAAGGTGCTTAACCAGCTACTCAAAGCAACAGACCCGCGTCTGTGGATGCTGACAGGCACGCCCGCCGCGCAGTCGCCTGTGGACGCCTACGGCCTTGCCAAGCTGGTGAATCCCGAAGGGTGCCCGCGCTTCTTTACCGAGTTCCGCGCAGCTGTACTGACCAAGGTCACAGCGTTCAAGTGGGTGCCCAAGGCGGGCTCTGCTACCTACGTGCATAACATCCTCCAACCCGCGATCCGGTTCGAGAAGAAAGACTGTCTCGACCTGCCGGAAGTCACGCACACTGAGCGCGAAGCGCCGCTCACCCCGCAACAGATGAAGTACTATAAGCTCCTCAAGAACGAGATGCTTATGGAAGCAGGAGGTACCGAGGTCAGCGCTGTCAACGCAGCTACCAAGATCAACAAGCTCCTGCAGATTAGCGGGGGTGCGGTCTATTCGGATACTGGCGACGTCGTACAGTTCGATATCAGCAACCGGCTGACAGCCGTGCTGGAGGCTATCGAAGAGACCAGTAACAAGGTGCTCGTGTTCGTACCCTTCACCCACACCATCGAGCTTCTGCGCGAGCGGCTGGAGAAGGAGAACATCAGCTGTAGCGTCATCAACGGCTCCGTGCCGGTCAACAAGCGCAGCGACATCGTCAACAAGTTCCAGACTGCCAAGGACCCGCACGTGCTGCTCATTCAGCCGCAGGCGGCGAGCCACGGCCTGACCCTTACAGCCGCAGATACTATTATCTGGTACGCACCCGTCACGAGCGTGGAGACCTACCTGCAGGCTAACGCGCGCATCGACCGTCCGGGCCAGAAAAACGCCATGACCATCGTGCACATCAAAGGCAGTCCGGTGGAGGAAAAGCTGTATAAGATGTTACAGGAGAACATCGACAACCATCAGAAGGTTATCGACCTGTACCGTGAAGTGTTGGGTGCGTAGCACTTGACACTGTCTAATCTGGCGAGTAGTCAGTCACCCATGCCGGGGTAGCTCTGAACTGGTAGAGCAGCGGATTTGTAATCCGAAGGGTGGGGGTTCGAGTCCCTCCCTCGGCACCATAACCAAGGAGCAAACAATGGACGAAGAAACTGCACGGAAGATAGCTGCGGCTATCAGAGCCGCGCTCGTTGAGCTCTGCGTCATGCAGTATACCTCACAGGGCGACGTCACCACTGATGTATGGATCGAAGGCGTGGACGACGCGGAAGCCGCTGCGCTCAAAGCGCTGCTTAGCGAGTAGGAGCAAACTATGGACTTGAAGGATGTACCGGCTGACAAGCTCGTATCCATCTACCGCAAGATTCGCGGTGCGATTGACGAGAAGGAAGCCGCACACAAGGAAGAGATCGGCGCACTCAAAGAGCACCTCGACCTCGTTAGCGGAGAAATCCTCCGCATCTGCAATGAGCAGAACCTCGACAGCCTGCGGACCCCTTCGGGGACCGTCACAAGGCGCACCGTGACCCGCTACTGGACCAACGATTGGGAAGCCATGTACCGGTTCATCAAGGAGCAGGATGCACCTTATCTGCTGGAGCAGCGCATCCACAACACCAACATGAAGCAGTTTATCGAGGAGAACCCGGATAACCTGCCCATGGGGCTGAACGCGGACACCAAGTACGCGATCACCGTCCGCAAACCGACCAACAAGTGAGGAAACACAAATGAGCAATCTCGCTATCTTCAAGGACGCCAAGGCAGTCGCCAACGTCCGTCGCCCTGTCTCGGAGCTCACCAAGTCGGTGGCTACCAGCGTGGCTATCAACCGCATCCAGACCAACACCAACGGCACGTTCAAGCGCATCGTCAAGGGTGAGCAGATCGGCAAGGCGATCCGTGGCGAGTTCAACGCCATCATCGTCGCTATGCTGCCGAAGGTGAGCCGCACCTTCTATGCGGGTAAGTATGATCCCGACGCGAAGCCGACACTGCCCGACTGCTGGTCGAACGACGGTGTGACGCCGGAAGGCAAAGCCCCCAACCGGCAGGCTGCTAACTGCGCCAGCTGCAAGAACAACATCGACGGCTCGGGTCAGAACGGCAAGGGCAAGGCTTGTCGCTTCCAGCGGCGCGTGGCCCTGCTTCTCGAAGGGGATGTGTCTGGGGACGTCTATCAGTTCAACATTCCGGCCAAGTCGCTCTTCGGTAAGGGCAGCGGCAACACCCATCCGTTCGAGAGCTATGTGCGGTTCTTGGCGGCCAACGAAGAGTCGATTGACTACGTCGTTACCAATATCGCCTACAACCTCGACGCTGACACCATGGAGCTCCAGTTTACTCCGGTTCGCCCGATCACGGACGAGGAGTACGAGCTGGTTGTGGCCGCTCAGGCTGACCCTGCTACGCAGCGGGTTATCCAGCTTACTGCGGCTGAAGCCGATGGTGCCACCACTACCAAGTCCGGTGCTAGCGCCGCTGTGATCGAGCAGGACGACGAGGAAGAGGACGAAGCCGAGGAAGCTCCGGCCCCCAAGAAGGCCAAGGCTCCTGCCAAGAAGGCTGCGGAGAGCAAGCCCGCGTGGCTCGACGATGGCGACGAGGAAGAAGACGAGGTCGATGAGCCCGTTGTGGTCGCCAAGAAGGCTCCTGCCAAGAAAGCTGCGGAGAGCAAGCCCGCAGGTGATCTGGCGGCTACGCTCGCTGCGTGGGCCGACGACGAGGACGACGACTAATGAGCCGTGGCTACAGTCTGCGTATTCGTGACTTGAACGCAAGGGCAGACAAGCGCAAGCTGGGCGTTCGCCTTGGTCGGGTATGCATCAAGAAAGATGTTTCGGTCTCGGTGATCGCCAAGCGTATGGGCGTGACTAGGGCTACGGTGTACAACTGGTTCTGCGGGGCTTCGGCCCCGCAGCCCAACCTCACCACCCTTATCGAGGTCTATATTGCTGAGCTTGAAAGCACGGCTGGCTAGCCAAGTCAGTTCACTAGGGACGTAGAGGGGTGGGGCAACCACCCCCATTGGGTGGTGTCTACGACATGGGTAATTTCGATCTTCTGACAGCAGTCCAGCCAGAGCAAGGCTGGTACGCTGTTGTCGGCATCAAAGGGGGTAGGCGGCAGCAGGAAATCGTAGAGACACGTGAGGAATTTGACCGCTGGGTAGCGCGCTTCCAACGCCGCCAGTGGAACGTGTTTTACGGTGTTGCCAAGTTCAGCGGGCGCGAGGACGAGGAAGGGAAGCGCCACCGCACCAAGCAGGACGTAGTGGCGCTGAAGTCGTTCTGGGTCGATATAGACTGCGGCCCCGACAAGGACTACCCTTCGCAGGAAGAGGCTCTCGCCGCCCTACGGGAGTTCTGCAAGACAGTACGTCTGCCTAAACCTATTCTCGTTAACTCGGGTCGCGGTATCCACGCCTACTGGCCGCTTGAGCACGACGTTACGCGCGAGGAATGGGAGCCGGTCGCCAAGCGCCTCAAAGAAGTCTGTGCTACACAGGGCCTGCGCGTCGATAATACGTGCTTCGAGGTGGCGCGCATCCTGCGCGTGCCCGATACCCTCAACTACAAAGGCGACACTCCGCTGCCGGTAGTAGTGCTTACCGCTGGCAAGCAGGTTACTCTGGAGGGTATGCGCGGACTCCTCGGCGTCAAAGAGCAGCCTACGGCTGTCGTGCGCTCCGGTCGTGGGCTCAGTGCGCTGGCACAGCAGATACAGAACGATATCGAGAACAGCTTCTCGCGCATCATGTTGCGCGGGGTAGACGGCTGCGCGCAACTGCACGCCTGCTTCAGGGACAGGGCTTCGCTGTCCGAGCCGCGTTGGTTCAACGCGCTTTCTGTGGCTAAGTTTTGCAAGGACAAGGATAAGGCGATACACAAGTTGTCCGCCGAGCATCCTGACTATGATCCGGCGCTGACTGAGCAGAAGATCAAGCATATCGTCGGACCTCATACCTGCGAGCAGTTCGAGAACAACAACCCCGGAGGCTGTGACGGGTGTCCGCACGCTGGCAAGATCAGGTCTCCTATCGTGCTAGGTCGCGTGGTCGAGGTGGCCTCTGAGGAGGATAACACTTTCGTCGAGGAAGACGCGCAGGGTGTAGAGACTACGTACCACATCCCTGAGTACCCCTTCCCCTATGTGCGCGGTAAGAAGGGTGGGGTCTACCGCCAGCCGGACGGCGACGAAGCCGAGCCGCTGCTTGTCTACCCGTATGACCTCTACGTGGTTAAGCGTATGCGCGACCCCAATGAGGGCGGCGTGGTGCTTATCCGTTCGCACACCCCGAAGGACGGCGTGGAGGAGTTTACGATCTCCAACGCCAAGATCACCGACCCGACAGAGGTGCGTAAAGAGCTATCCCGTAGGGACATTCTGCTGGGTAAGAAGCAATTCGATCTGTTGGTGGACTATATTATTCGCTCCGCTCAGGAGCTTAGGCACAAGAAGAAGGCAGAGCAGATGCGCAACCAATTCGGATGGGCCGACGGCGACGGCAAGTTTATCGTCGGGGACCGCGAGATTTGTGTGGACGGTACCTACCATAGCCCCCCTTCATCGGTGACTAGGGCGCTGGCAGACTACATGGCCCCGCAGGGTACGCTGGAGAAGTGGAAAGAGGTGTTCGACCTCTATGGCCGCAAGGGTCTGGAACCCGCTGCGTTCGCAGCGGCTACAGCGTTCGGCGCTCCGCTGCTCAAGTTCTCGGGGCAGCGTGGCGCGATCATCAACCTCGTGAGTACGCACTCGGGTACGGGCAAGACCACCGCACTCCACATGTGTAACAGCGTATGGGGCCACCCCGAACGGCTCTGCGCCAAGAAAGACGATACGTTTAACTCCAAGGTATTCAAGATCGGTGTGTTCAATAACCTGCCGATCACGTTCGACGAGATGTCGAACACAGAGCCCAAGCAGCTCAGCGAGCTGGTCTACCTTATGACGCAGGGTACCGGCAAAGACCGGATGAAGGCCAGCAGCAACGAGCTGCGGCTGAATATGACCTCGTGGCAAACCGTCGCTCTGTGCTCCTCTAACCACTCATTCTATGAGAAGCTGGAAGCTATCAAGGACACGCCGCAGGGTGAGATGATGCGCATCATCGAGTATGTGTTCACCTACAACGACGCGGTCGGCACTGAGTTGGGTAAGGAGATGTTCGACCACCAGCTGATGGAGAACTACGGCCATGCTGGGGATATCTACGCACGCTATCTCGTGACCGAGTACGAGGAGGTTAAGAGCCTCTACCACACCGTGCAGGCTATGATCGACCGCGACCTGCAACTCACACAGCGTGAGCGGTTCTGGTCTGCTACTGTCGCTGCCAACATCACTGGTATCCGCGTAGCCAAGCAGCTGGGGCTCTGCGACTGGAACCTCGCCCGCATCTATAAGTGGGCGTGCGGTATGATCGAGGAACTCCGGCATGGTACCGTCCCCCCGATTGACGCAGACAACGACGTTATCGGGCACTTTCTGCTCAGCCGTATGGACCACATTCTGATCGTAGACGACGCGGTGGACCGGCGCAGCAAGATGCAGGCTGTACCTCTTCTCCAGCCTAGGCAGGAGGTCATGGTGCGGTACGAACCCGACACTGAGAAGGTCTTTATCACCGTAGCCGCTTTCAAGCAGTACTGCAGCCAGCGGTGCATCGGTTACGGAGAGACGGTCAAGAAGCTCAAGGCTAGTGGGGTCCTGCTTGGTACTGACCGTAAGACCATGACTAAGGGTATGATGATTAGCGTACCCGCAGTGCAGGCCATGATCCTCGACGCGACCCACTCTGATTTCGCCAGCCTTGTCGATATGGCCAAGACGCAAGAGAGTGCTGAGGATGCGGGTAGCGGGAGTTAACTACGAGGTTAACTGGAAAGGCTTTACCAAGGGTAAAGCGCTGTTCTTCCCGTGTCTAGACCCACACCACACGTGGCGTCAGGATGTACGCCCCGTAGTCCGTAGACTGAAACTAGATGTAGTTCACCGGAGCGTAGTAGACCCTAAATCTGGAATAAGGGGTTTACGTATCTGGAGAGTCTGATTATACAGACCCCGAGAGTTTGCTCCTCTCGGTTGCACCTGCCCCCGCTGGCCCACCCCAGCGGGGGTATTTTTATTGGGGCGGCTTGCCGAAGAGCGTCTCATATTCACCCGGCGCATACTCGACACCGCGCACAGACTTGGTCTCGCGCGTCTCACGCCCACGCAGCGACTTCCACACATCCTCGGGCTCGATAAGGTACGCGCTCATGGGACGCCCGTTGGCGTCGAGAGGCACCTTCGCGTTGAACCTCTGCACCTTCTCGACCATGGCGCTAATGTCGTCCTGTGTGGTATCCGGGTCTTCGAGCAGGTCGCGGTACTCCTTGAACATCCTATCGCGCTCGTCGTCCATGGCGCGCTTCCACGCCTGCGACTTGCGGTTGAGCTCCCGCACCTTGGCGAGCTCATTGGGGCTGAACCCGAGCACCTGCCCGACCAGCTCGTTCGTAGTGAACTCGTCTGCGGTACGTACCGGCAAGCCGCTCTTGGTAGTCTCGCCCTCGGTAGCATAGCGCTGCGCAGTGAACATGCCGCGCACGGCGGCGGGGGCGATCTTGGTAAAGCCCTTCGACCAGTTACCCTCCATGAACTCGTTGATCCCGTCGAGCATGTTAGCACCCTGCGAAATCTGCGGGGCGAGGTTGGCGGCGAGGAAGTTGAGCGTGGTCTCGCGCAGGTTGTCGCCCTTCTGGAAGTCGCGCAGCCACATGGAGCTCTGCGACAGGCGGGTAGTCCAGTCGTAGCCAGTGATCTCCGACAGCGCGCCGCGCTGCCCGATGCGAGTGATCCATGAGTCGTCACCGAACTGCGAGGGGAGCCACTGGAAGCGGAGCCTATAGTCTGTGCTGTCAGCCCCGAGCGGGTCTTCCCGACGCCACTTTTCCATCTCGTCGTCGCCAAGGAACAACGGCAGGAGCAGGTCGATAACCTCAGTCATAAATTTATAACCGAAGTTAGCAGCGAGACCCGCACCCAGAGTGGTGAAGGCCAGCACCATAGACAGCTCGTTGAACGCTTGGACCCGCGACTGCCTCGGGTCGCCCTTGGTAACCGCATCCAGCATACGGAAGTAATAGGCCGTGCGCTGCACGGCGTAGGTACGCAGGAAGCCCATCATGCGGCGGAACGGTCCTCCACGGAACACATCCAGCTTCTCGACCTCGGTATAGTCACCGATGGTCTCGTTAGTGTTGCGGACGGCAGCTTCTACTGCCCCCTCGATTGCCGCCTCGTGCGACTTACCCTGCGCCTTGAGCCGGTTGTACTCCAACTCCGCGAAGGACATACCCGAAATCTCACGGGTGATCTGGTCCATGGAGCTGAACAGCGCACCCGATGCGGT